TGAGAATCCGACGTGGGACAAAGACGGCCCCTCGATTGCCAACGCGCTGCAACAGGCACTTAATGTCTCACTCTATCGCGCGCAGACGATTGCGCGCGATCAGATGCTGAAAGCCTATCGCGCTGCAAATATCGCCACATTTCAGGAAAACAGCGATGTGGTACAGAGCATGATTCGTGTCGCGGACTTATCCCCGCGCACCTGTGCTGCCTGTATTGCCTTGAATGGTACGGAATACGCGCTCGATGAAGACCCGGACTTTCACGTCAATGATCGCTGCACGCTTATTCCAAAGACGAAAAACTGGAATGACATCCTATCCGACGCCGGCTTCGATACGAGCGACCTGGACCTGCCCGACAGCCAGCCCGCTATTCCCGACGGCAGCGCGTGGTTTGCCCAGCAGTCGGCGGATGTGCAACAACAGGTACTCGGCAAAGCTGGCTATGCGCTCTATCAATCCGGCACGCCGCTCGCTGATTTCGTCGGGATACGGCACAGCGAGCAGTACGGCGATAGTGTGTATGTGAAGAGTATGAAGGAGTTGCAAGGATAACATGCGATATTGGATGGACACGGAATTTATCGATGATGGTTACACGATTGACCTGATCAGTATCGGCATTGTTGCTGAGGACGGGCGCGAACTCTACATGCAATCACCTGATTTTGATGAAAGCCATGCCAGTGAATGGTTACAGCAGCATGTTTTTCCATATCTCATCCCTTGCCCACATCTACCACCACAACTTCAACTCCTGCTCCATCGTGGAGGGCAATGTACCTTTGAAGAGCCGGAAAAGGGCATTGCAGGCGCACAGGCTGATTGCCCCTGGCGTACCCGCGAAGAGATGAAGCGTGAAATCCTGTCCTTTATGGACTCTCTCGCGTATGGCACGCCTGAATTGTGGGGCTGGTGTTGCGCGTATGACTTCGTGGCCTTCTGTCAGCTCTTTGGCACGATGATGGATATGCCACAAGGCTATCCCCACTATATGCGCGATTTTCAACAGGTGTTAGACGAGCGCGGTATCACGGACGATCAGTTACCGGAGCAGGCGGAGGGATTGCATCACGCGCTGGCCGATGCGAAACATCTGAAACGATTGTGGGGCTATATTGTTCGGAACGACGCCTGGCAATGAAAGGAATTACAGGGAGGATGAGATGAGTCTATCGCATGGTCTCCAGCATTTAGGGTCGTACTATGCACAAGGCGCAATGAAAGAGAAGGTTGAGGAGCATCTTGCGAACTTGCTCAGCATCGGCTTTTCACGTGAACAGGTGAATGAAAAAGGCTATGAGTACGCGCTTGCCCTACAGACCGATGCAAGCAAGGAAGGATCGCCGGTGACAGCGGAAATGATGCGAACCGCCGCCGAATTGGTGAAAGGGGCTATCCCCGGCGCGTATCGCATCTACGAACGCCGAACGATGATGCATTGAAAGGATAATCCATGCCAGAACCACGGATCATCGGCGCAAAACCCGCGCCAGCCGCGCCAGAGCAACCGTCGTTTCCCCTGACCAATTTTCAGGTCATGCGCGAAGGCGTGCTGATGTCGGTACAACTGTCGCCGACCATCGCGATCAACGCCGTCATTCCTGAGCAGACCATGAATCAGATCGTGGTCACATGGCTGGAGACGCGCAAGAAAATCAAAGAGGAACTGGCGCTCGTCGCCGAGGTGCAGCGCACAAAACAGCGCAATTGAAAGCAGTGTTAGCCCTGAGTCTCAGGGAGAAAGGACAACATCATGGGCGGAAAACCGAGTAAAGGGACTTCGCCAGATTTACGGCTGAAGGAAAACAATAGGCGAGCAGGAACGGGCCGTAAGGCGTCGATCTTCACTCGCATCAAAAAGCAGGCATCACCGAAGAACAAAAAGAAAGGATGGCTTTTCTCATGGGTGGGAAGCCTAACAAAGGGACACCAGCCGATAAGCGGCTGAAGGAAAACAAGGGCAGCAAGCCCGCGCCGAAAAAGCCGTTTCCTGGCGCGGCCAAGCCGTTCACGAAGGATGGCAATGGCAAAGGTTGATCCGCGCAAGTTGATTCAAAAGCGCCGTACTGCCGATGAGTTGCGACAGGCGCTTTCGGCGCTCATTACCAGCGCGCCGCGCACGCTTCCGCAAGATAGCGACGATCCGATGATTGTGCTGAATGACGGCATCGAGGAATTATTGGAATTGCGCGCCGCCACCGAAGAGATGCGCGGCTTTGTGCAAACGTGGCAGGCGCGCTTTAGCAGACGATGAACAGAAGAAAACGCGATGACAACCTTTACGGATAAAGCATGGGACGGCTCCGCAAGCCGCTTCCCTGATACCGCAAGTTACTGTAAATCATGTCTATTGGACTTGAATCCTCCAGGCGTGTCGCCTGAGAAGAAAACGCAGGATACCTGTAAGCTTCCGGTTACAGAACCGGACGGCACGGTGAACACGAACGCGCTCTCCGCCGCATTGGGCGCGTTGAACGGCGCGAGAAATGCCCTTGCGGGGGTGTCAGCGCAAGACAAGAAAAAGGCGGCCAAAAAGCTGCTTTCACTCTATCGCGCCGCGAAACTGGACGTGCCGGATAGCCTGAAAAGCCTCGCATCATAAATGGATGAGGATACCTAAAGGAGAAAATGATGGATCAATCGAACGATCCCAATGACGCCCGGCTGTTTATCAAGGCATTGCGCGTTGACCTTGACCGTGCCATCAAACAGGCGCACGAACTTGCAACGGCACTCAATCGTGGAACGGGCGCGCGCAATACGGCGCTGTGCATCACCCACCTGGAAGATGCGCGTATGCGCTTAGGAAAAGTGCTGGGTGATCTTGGCTACGAATTACCGAAAGAATACCGCGATGAGGCAAACCTCTGACATCCTGACAAGCCGTTGCCTTGACAACCGAAAGAAAGAACTGTACAATTATGGAAGAAGACCCAACGGCTGCCGATCCCCAGGCGGGATCAGGCGGCAACGCACCTCCGCCCCAGGCGGGCGAAACAACCCCACCGGAACCCCAGGCGGGCGACGGACAAGAGACGATATCCTTAGCCGAAGCGAAGAAGCTGCGCTCCGAGGCGGCCAATTTGCGCGAGCGCCTCAAAGCCGCCGACGCAAAGGCCAAAGAACTTGACGACCTCAAAGCGCAGTTAGAAGCCGCCAATCTTTCCGACAAAGAGAAACTGGAAAAGCGGCTGGCGAAACTGCAAGCGGAACACGAGCAAGCGCAGCGGCAATTGCAAGAACGCACCATTCACTACGAAGTGCGCTTGCAAGCGGCGGCGGCGGGCGTCAATCCCAAACATCTCGACAAAGTGGCGCGCCTCATCGACTGGGCGGCGCTCGAATACGACGATGAGGGGCAACCGACCAACGTGCAGGCGCTGATTGCCGCGCTCTTAGAGGACATGCCGGAACTGAAGATGCCACAGGCAGCGAGCGCGCCCACCGGCGGACCACCGCCGAAACCGCCCGCGCCCGCCGTTCCGGCCATGAACCCAGGTCGCAGCACCATCGCGCCGCCCGCGACAAGCGGCAACACGCCGTTTGTGCGCCCGTCGCTGTCAGAAGCATACAAGCAGACGCCGCGCCGGGGCTAACGAACAATTCATCAATCATCATATCCTTCATGCCGGGAGGCAGCATAGGAGTGAACTATGGCTATTGCAGCCGGGACGGTGACACTGGCGGATTACGCCCTCATGAGCAACAATCCGCTCGTGCAGGCCGTCACCTATTCGCTGATCGATAACGGGAGCGTCCTTGCGGATATCCCGCTCGTCAGCAAGAAATCGTTTACCATCAACGGGGCGCGTTTTGAGGGCAACTTGCCATCCGTCAACTGGTCGCAGTTGAACGCGGAAGGCGTCTCGACCAAAGGCCAGCCGACCGCCTATCAGGAACAGGTCTACATCCTGCGCAACTATATCGACGTGGACAAGTACATCGTCGAAGAGGAAAACGCGATTGTTGACCCGCGTGCCACGCAGACCGAGGCATACCTGAAGGCGCTGACCTACGATATCAACTACAAGTTCATCCACAATGATCATGTGGCCGGCGATGTCAATGCGCCGGTGGGTCTGGCCTACCGCATCAACAACGGCGGGACGTTTGGCGTGCGCGCCGAAAACCACATTGACGGCGGCGGCGTCGATATCCGCGTCGCCAACGTCACCCAGGCCACCGCCAACCATTTCCTTGTCCTACTCGATCAACTCTTGTGGTCGGTGGACAGCCCCGAAGGCACTAGCGTCACGCTCTACATGAATGAGCAGGTGCAGCGTCTCTTCGCGGCAGCCATCAGGACAATGGGAACAAGCGGCGGTTTTGCCATCACGCAAGACCAGTTCGGACGCACGATCCAGATGTACAAAGGCGCGGTTGTGCGTGATATCGGCTACAAGGTTGATCAGCAGACCCGTATCATCCTCGGCGGCCCCACCTTTAGCGGCGGCTTGTCCGGCGAGGACAGCACCGGCAACAGCACCTCGACCAGCGCGGGATCGATCTTCTCGTCCATTTACGCCGTCAACTACTCGACCGATCACTTCTTCGGCTGGCAGTTTGAGCCGCCGAATGTACAAGACCTCGGTTTGATTTATAATGGAGTTATATATAGAACTCTTATAGATTATGCCGTTGGAATTGTAAATGCATCGACTCGTAGTATAGCGAGACTCTACGATATTCTCGTCGCATAAGGAGGCGCGTGTTATGACCGCAAATGAAGTGCAGGAAGTGCGCGCCGCCATTGATCGGGCCACCGCGCAAGACGCGCCGCTGCACGCGGTGTTACACCTGCTCGTCGATCATCTCGCTCAGGCGAGTCTACCCGCGCGTGCCGCCGTGCTGAGTACGCTGTCAGACGAACTCCACTCGGCAGAAGAGGAGCTTTCCCATGCCAACTGATGCCCTGCTTGCCTTGCAAGCGCCCGTCACGAAAACGGCGACCTTCACCGGCGCGCCGCTCAACCTGCCTGCCGGCACGCCGCGCCGGGGGTTGAAAGCCCGCGTCATTTACAGCGCGGCATCCAACGCGAGCGGGTCAAATACCGTGACCTTTTCCGTCAACGTGGCCCACGACGGCGGCACGAACTACTACGCCGAATTCCAGGCCGATCCGATCACGCTCTCGACGACCGCACAGAGCGGCGAACTGTTCATCCCGTTTGAAGTGTCGCCCACGTCCGTCGCCAATCAGATCAATATCGAGTTGGTCTGCACAATTGCCGGCGGCGGCTCCACGCCCACCATCACCTATCAGGGTGATATCACGCTGTCGCGCCCATAAGGAGAGCAATCATGGCGGATAACTTGACCGAAATCGTGGGGATGCACACCATCACCGCGTCAGAGACATCGAATACCTATGTGGTGTTGCCCGGCGGCGTGAAGGGCGATCCGCTCACCGTGCGCATCTCGTATCTCAATGCCGTGCAGGCGTCGGGATCGGGCGTCTGGACGTTCACGGCGCAGGTCTCCTACAACGAGGGCGCGACCTGGACGACCGTGGCAACGGGCGCGGCGATTACGCTGACTGCTACCGCGCAGTATGGCGAGCAGGCGCTCTCCTTCACGCCCACGTCTGTTCCCGACAGCGGGCAGACCTGGGTACAGGTGCTGGCGACCTTGACCGGCAGTCCGACCACGCCCACGCTCGATTACCGCGCCGACTTGCTGATGGCGCACCCGCTCGCGTAACGAAAGGCAAGGGATCATGGCGGTTCGCGCAACGATGGCGGCGCTCATTGCAAGCGTCCGCATACTCATCAACGACCCGTCCGGCGGGTCGGAACTCTGGCCTGACCAGACGATTCAGGACGTGCTGGACGAGGCGCGCGTCGATGTGTTCAACGAACCGCTGATCCCGAAACCGACGTACACCGGCGCGACGATCAACTTCCTGGATTACTGGGCGCAGCTCGGCGGGTGGGAAGATGGTTACACCTTGAAACAATTCCTGATCACCGTCGTCACGCCGTCAACGCTGGAGCCGATTGCGGGACATTGGCAATTTGCGAGTAGCACGCTGCCGCCCGTCTACATCACCGGAAGTTTACACGACCGCTACCGCGCCGCCGCCGATTTGCTAGAGCGACAGGCGGCGATGTGGGTCTTGCGCTATGACATCGCGGTTGACGGCCAATCGCTGCACCGCTCGCAAGCCGCGCAGATGCTGACCAAACTGGCGGCCACGTACCGCGCCAAACAGCGCCCGCAAGCACTCTCGCTGTTCCGCTCTGATACGCGCACGCAAAGCGCGCTGGCTAGCGTCGGATTGGGGCCGACACAATTAGATTATATGGGCGATGGGAACAAAGGAGGTAATTAGTGGACGAACAGGAAAACGGGCAAGCCGCCGCCGCGCCTGTCGTGAGCGTGGGCGCGCTGGTGCGCTACGTCATCGAGGAAGGAACCGACATTCGCGTGCCGGTGCTGGCTGTCGGTTCAGACGGCACGCTGACGCTGCGTCCAACCGATGAACACGGCAAACCGTACGACCTCTCCGCCGTCGCCTATGACGCGGCGGGCGCGGTCGGCACCTGGCATATGGAAGGATAACAAACTATGGAAGGTTTAGCAGTCGGACGCATTGTCCATTATGTTCTGGAAAATGGCGAACATAGAGCGGCTATTGTTGTGCGAGTGTTTGAGCCATACGGGAAACAGGAAGGGCTTGCAAACCTGATCGTGTTTTCTGATGGGTTGAACGATAAGGGCATTGTTCACGGCGATGTCTCTGAACAGGGAGTATTTTGGGCAACATCTGCCCACTATGACCCGGCTGGCACAGAACATCATACATGGCACTGGCCGGAGAAAGCATAATGGCCTGCTCATCGCACAGCGGCAGTTCGCATAAAACGGCGTCCAAAGGCAGTCGCACGAAGAGTAGCGGCAGCGCGTTCACGGCGTCGAAAGGCTCGCGCGCGGCACACAAGGGCAGTACGCACAAGGTGGCGAAGAAGTGCTAGAGGGAGCGCATGGCGATTAGCGCGCAAGAGTTAAGTCAGATACAGGCCGACCTCGTGGCGCAG